TGTTTAACCGAAATTATGGTGGAGTGTGAATTCAAATGAGAGCAAAGGTAAAGATATGTGGTGTGGGCATTAATGACGCAGACTATAGTGTGAATCCTACCATAGATGGAAAACGTGCAATGTGTCCGTATTATAATACTTGGAGAAATATGATTGTAAGGTGCTATATGGATGATGCAAAGCGTCGTCCTGGACTTGAGACACCTTATATTGGATGTTCAGTTGTTGAAGAGTGGCATAAGTTTTCCGTATTTAAGTCCTGGATGGAAACTCAAGACTGGAGGAATAAGTGTTTAGATAAAGATTTGAAAGTGTATGGAAACAAAGTTTATGGACCAGATACTTGCATTTTTATTACACAAGATCTCAATAAATTAATTTCTGAAGGACGTGCTTCATCCTATGGATTGAAAAAAGGACTCACTCTTGAACGTGGAAAATATCGTGCAAGGATTAAAAAGTATGGTAAACTGTATCAAATAGGAAACTTTGATAATGAGGATGATGCTCATGCTGCATGGGTTACTGCAAGAAAAGAATACTTGCAGGAAGTTGCTGAAAACTCTAACCCAGAAATAAAAAAAATGATTTTAAATTATATGGAGTGTGAATTCAAATGAAAAACGACAAACAAAAACTTAGAGCACAAGTAAAATCTCGTTTCTATTATGTTTTCTGGGGAACTGCAACAGTTGCAGTTGTTCTAGGACAATTGTATGTTGGAACTGGATATCGTCTTCTCTATGGACAAATGTCTGAACTCCTACAAAAAGTAGATGGAGTTCTCCTATATAAACCTGACAAACCTGGACTTTTGTAAAATGAACGTAAAACTTATTCGTATGCAATCTGGTGAAGATGTTATTGCTGATCTGATCAGAGAAGATGAAACTTCATTCACCGTTATGAATCCTATTGTTGCAATTCCTGCTCAAAATAATCAAATGGGATTCGCTCCTTGGTCTCCTCTTCTCAAAGACAAGGACACAGAACTTACGATTACTAAATCGTATCTTGTTTATATTGCAGAACCACAAGAGCAAATTGTTGATAGTTATACTGAAATGTTTTCTATCATTGAAACTCCTCCTAAAAAGAAACTGATTGTCTGATGAAATCGTTTAAAACACCTCTTCGTTATCCTGGTGGAAAATCCAGAGCTTGTTTGAAAATGGATCCTTATATTCCTGATCTTAGGGATTATAAAGAATATAGGGAACCATTTCTTGGTGGCGGTAGTGTAGCGTTGCACATTACCAAAAAGTATCCCAATCTAAAAATTTGGGTAAATGATTTGTATGAACCATTGGTAAACTTCTGGACTATTCTCCAGACTGATGGATACAAAATGTACAAGAGACTTCAAGAACTTAAGTCTCGCTTTCCAGATCGTGGATCTGCAAAGGGACTATTTCTAGAAGCAAAGGAGTTAGTAAATGACACTTCCATTTCCCCTTTATATCGTGCTTGTAGTTTCTACGTTATTAACAAGTGCTCTTTTTCTGGTCTCACTGAGTCCTCATCCTTTAGCGCCCAAGCATCTGACTCAAACTTCTCAATGCGAGGGATTGAAAAACTTCAAGGATACACTCAACTAATTCGAAATTGGAAGATTACCAATCTTCCTTATGAACATCTGATGGACAATGAGGGTGACACCTTCGTTTATCTTGATCCTCCATATGACATCAAAGATAATTTGTATGGCAAGAAAGGATCTATGCATAAAGGATTTGATCATGACGTTTTTGCAAGAAGATGTGATGAATGCTTTATGCCTCAGTTGATCAGTTATAACTCAAATCAACTTGTAAAAGATAGATTTAAGATGTGGAGTGCCGCAGAGTTTGATTTGACATATACCATGCGTTCAGTTGGTGAATACATGCGTGATCAGAAGGATCGTAAAGAACTTTTACTTTTTAATTATGGAACTGAAGGATTGGCTGAACTCTATTAATTTTACGAAAGAAGACCTAAGTGAAGACACTAGCTCTTACCCTCCATATATCGTTAATCGTTGTTTGTCTGGGCACCTTGATTGTGTCATGTTTGCAAATGAAATGAACAAGTATCATTTCTTAGACAAAGATATGCAATATTCGTTTTTCCTAAATACTTTGAGGAAAAAGAAGAGATTCTCTCCCTGGCTCCGTAAGGATAAAGTCACAGACTTAGAATGTGTAAAACAATACTATGGTTATAGTAATGAAAAAGCATCCCAAGCACTGAAAATCCTGACAAAAGAACAAATTAACTTTATTAAACAACGACTTGACACTGGAGGAATGAAATGAGTGCTACGGTTGAACCAACGGTACAGTGGTCCCAAGATCAGATGGTTGAGGTGCTCCTCAATGAACCTGATGACTTTTTGAAGGTACGTGAGACTTTGACTCGTATTGGAGTTGCCTCACGGAAAGAGAAGAAACTTTATCAGTCCTGCCATATCCTGCATAAGCAAGGCAGATACTTTATTGTTCACTTTAAAGAACTGTTTGCCCTGGATGGTAAACACGCTAATCTTACGGTGAATGATGTCCAACGTCGTAATCGTATTACTCGTCTGCTTTCTGACTGGGGATTGATTTCTATTGTCAAAGAAGAATCTGTTGCTGATATTGCTCCTTTGAATCAAATCAAAGTTCTTGCTTACAAGGATAAGTCTGAGTGGGTTCTAGAGCAGAAGTATAATATTGGTAAGAAAGGAAAGACCCAGGAAACCGAATAAATAAGAATGCGATCTTTCGTGCGGTCGCTTCAAAAGTCGGAAACCCCCAAAAGGAGGTACGGTTCTTACCGTATCTCCTTTTTTCGTTATGTGATTAAATAGTAGTGGATGCCGAAAGGGTCCACACA